TAGCTGCATATCGAGAAGCTTTTTCTTGTTCTTTAGCTTGTTGTTGCATTTGTCTGAATTTTCTAAGACCAGAAGCTCCTCTTGTCTGTTGAATAATACGAGTCAATTCACGTTCCATGTCCATAGCTTTTTCATAAGCTATATAATTAGCTAGAACGTCATTCTTACTTCCTTTTTTCTTAATTTCTTTTTGTTCATCAATAAAATCATAGAGCTGTCCAAAATCTTTTGACATTTGATGGAGATCTTTTCCAATCTCAATACCCTTTTTTATAGCAGCAAACGCTGCTAAACCAACTGTTAACGGATCAGGCATATCAAAAAACCCCCATAAACTTTTGTGGTCTAGCTATTTTGCTAAACTTTTTTAGGGCGACCAACTTTTTTCTTTGTGGTTTTTGGTTTGGCTTTTTTAACTTTTGGCTTTGGCTTTTCAACCCAAGCTTCATTTTTTTCGGTTGTTGGATCATCTTTTATAAACTTTCCATCTTCATTTCTAGCTCTAACTAAAACAACTTCCTCTTTAACTACAAGCCTCTCCTTAGTTTTAACAGTAGGTTTCTCACTTAATCCTTCAAGTTTTTTCCTACGCAAAACTTTTTCTTCTTTCACTCTTCGTGCAAATTCTTGATTCACTGATGACATGATTAATTCCTCTTATTAAAATTAAGTGTTGCAATATCTCTCTGTGTTTGAATACGCTCCTCTGCTATGCGAGTCTTATCATTCAATGCTTGTTGAGCTATATCAACTCTTTGTTGTGCTGTCATAGTATCATTCATAGCCTCTTGTTGATCTAATTCAAGCTTTTTATCAAACTCTTCTTTCTTACGTTGAATGTCAGCACCCTTCAACGCTAATTCTTGTTGTCTAATTGAAACAAGAGGATCTTGTTGTGGTTGTGATGGTGTCACTGCTTCTGCATATTGCTCTATCATTTCAGAAATCAACTGTGCAGCTAGATTTTGTATTTGTATTTGTATTTGTTGTTGCATATTTGGATCTTGTTGCAACATCACTTGTTGCTCTGGTGGTAACTGTGAGAGCACTTCTTCTGATGCTTTTTGTTCTGCTAACATACCAATGTGTTCTTGTATATGACCTTGAAGGACAGCTGCTACTGGCATACTTGTTTGAACAGTTGGTGTAGCTAAAACAGCTAAATGAGATTGAATATGTGCTTGGTGATCTTGACCAATAAATGCTTGTAAAGATTGACCCATCATCGCATTTTGATTTTCTTTTGCTGGATTAGTAGGCTGTGGCTCTGTAGGTGGGGGTAGGATAGCATCAATATTAGAAACACCTAAAGCCTCATACATATTTCTGTATGCTTTGTACAAACCTTGTGGACCACCATGAATTTGTGGATTTGATTGAACTAACTGAAGTTCTGTTTGAGCAAGTGTAACTCTTTGTGACATAGAGAATATGTTCGGATCACTTACTGGTAAAATATCTATTCTTTCATCAAAATCTTGTACTTTAATCGCTGGATTTACGTTCCCTAAATTATACGGATAAGGACTTGGGTTTTGTGCAAAAATGTTTGCAAGTAATTTAAACTCTGTCTTTTGTGAATAATGGAGTCTTTTGTGAATTGCAGACATGACTTTTGTGCCACGTTCCATAATTGCCATTGTTGTGCCAACTGGTGTTTCACCACCCATTTCACCAATCTTCATATCTGCCATAGAAGCAAACCTTCTACCAGCGTCAACAAGAGTTCCTAATAAATTATACAATGTTCCAGATGGTTCTTTAAATGGTAAAGACATCAAAGAAGTTCTAATATCGCCACCTGCAACATCAATATCTCTAAATTCACCAGGCTGTAATGCTGTGTCTTCATCTCTAATTCTTGCTCCTCTTGCTTTAAAACCAGCAGGTAAATTGGAAAGAGTGCCAGAATCAATAAGTTGTCTTAGGATCGATGTTGATGCTTGAGCTAAACCACCAATCATATGTGTTAAACCTAAACCATAAAAGCCTAGACCTGGCATAAACTTATAATGAACAAAATATGGTTTTTTTCTTCTAAACATATCTTGCTCTTCATAATTTCTTCGAATAGCTAATATATCACCACTTTCTTCTAGTATTGTTACAACATAAGGCAGTTTTAAACCAGAGGGCTCTCCATCCTCGCCTTTATCTTCATAACCCTCAATATCTAAATCTGTGTGTATTTCATATATTGTAAGCTCTTCAGATCCTTTTGTAGGATAAACGCCTTGTATTTCGTTTACAGTTTCTTCAACTTGGCTGTATTCTGTATCGCCATAACCAGAAGAAGGAAGATCTATATTTTTATAGAAACCAGCGAGTTGTAACTTTCTTACCTCGTTAGAGTCCATTTTAATTATGTGTGTAATTCTTGGTGAAGTTAATAAATCAGTTGCTGTATATGGAACAACTAAATCCTCTGCATGAATAAATTTACTAACAGCTCTTTGCAAAATAGGATCAAAGTAAACTTTTTTAAACGTAGAGCCTACAACTGGTAAATAAAATAACATCTGATCTAGTTCTGGATCATACTCCTCCATTTCGTGAGTTATTTGATAATTCATATAATTTTTAACACGCTCTGCTTGTTGTGTTGTTTCTGAATTATTTTCACCAATAACTTGTGTTCTTACTGGACCACTTGCAGGTAACATCTCTCTATATGCTTGTGCTTGAAATTGTGTAACGGCTTCACCTAATAAAGGATGAATGACACCAGTTGCTCCTTCAAAAGGTTGTGATCTTTCTTCGTATTTCATACCTAAAAGTTCTAAACCTTTTTTGTAAGTGCCTTCCCATTCTTCTCGTGAAGACATATCATCTTGAACACTCCCAGTTAGATCATTAGATATACGACCTAGTTCTGATTCGTCTATCACTTCAGCTAAATTACCATCAAACGGAATATCCATCTGAATTTGTGTTTCTTCTGTAAACTCTCCAATGATAGCACTGCCATCATCAAACTCTGTTACATTAGGTTTTTTGTCAAATTCAATAACATCAATTTCAGCTTGTTCTAATTCTGGTGATGGTACGTTAATATTTTCTGGCAAACCACCTGAACCTAGATCTTTTTCAATAGCCACAATTTATCCCTTCATTCTAATCATTTCTGCTTGTTGCATATAATGTAATTTAGCTCTTGGACTTTTTGCTTTACTTACTTTATTCAACGCCATGAGATATTCATCACTAGGCGTTGAAACAGACGGCTGTGTGGACAAATTAGGTGATGAGTCCAGAGAGGTGAGATCATCACCTTTGCCATCTGTTCCAACATTCTTTTTCATCACTTTACACCAGTAAACTTAGTGCCTCTTAAAGCTGCTCTACCACCTCTGGATTTGCCACCCATAGCACCACCTTTACTCATCCTTTTAACTTTACCACCCATTGCACCACCTTTGCTCATCTTACGAACTCCTCCAGTAGCACCACCTTTACTCATTCTTTTAATTTTGCCACCATTCTTCATGCCTTTGGTTGTAACCTTACCACCATTTCTCATTCCCTTAGTGCCAACTTTACCACCATTCTTCATACCTTTAGTGCCTACCTTGCCACCATTACGCATACCTTTGGCTTTTACACGACCACCATTACGCATTCCTTTAGTAGTCACTTTTCCACCATTTTTCATGCCTTTTGTGCCTTGTTTTTTTAAAATTGCTTCTTGTAATTTTTTAGGTAGCTTTTTTTGTGCAGCTGTTAATCCTTTTTTAGGTTTGTTTGCCATGATTAATCCTCCTCTTGAGCATATAGATTGTTAAAAGTAATTTCTGGGTCTAGATAACTACTGTCTGATTCGGCAGCATGAAGATGTTGACTTGGTTTAAAGTCTGGAGCACCTTCACCTGTTACCCATAAAGCAGGACTTGTTGCCCTAACTCTATTATTTGGCAGAGCAACAATGTTGCCTGTCCACTCTCCTGCATCTGTCAGTTGTATTACATGACTTTGCTTGTGTTGTGCAGGATCGTCTGCGATATGACTTTCTGTGTAATCTACAGTAAATAAATATTTGCCCTCGTAAAACTCTCCGTCTATCTTGCAAATCCAAGGACTTGAGCTTACCCTCTCCATGACAATAACTGAGTGATTGTGAGAACTACAATCCCAAGGTTGTACTAAGTGTGTTTCCATTCTTTCTGGCCACTCCTCTAAGGGGATATCTGCAACTAAAGCACTTATCGGCATTCTCGCCCACATTGCTCCACCATGAACAGTATCCTCTGGTTCTCCATCTGGTTCGCACCCTGTAAACACAACTTGAAAACTTAAAGAACGATCAGGTATTGTATTTACAGCTATGGCTAACGCATGGAGGTATTCTCCATGATAATCCAAATGATTACAAGTAAATTCTTTTCTTACCCAACATTTAAAATGAGGTATATCGCTAATTAAATAAGACATCTCTCTAATAATACTCCTTTTTTCTAGACTTCCATTGATAATCATCGTCATAATCTGATGGTGTTATCAAGAAACCTCCCTGTCTAAATCTTAGTATGGCTTGAGTCATACTATCAGCTAAGTCATCGTGTTCTCCGTTAGGGAATGAAGCACACTCTTCCACAACTTCATCAGCAAAATTAGTATCTGGTCGCCAAACCATACCACTCTCAAATATAGGAGCACACGCATTCATACGAGTAAACTTATCAGCACCTCTACTTGGTGTAAAAGGTGTAACAGGAATACCCATGCGTCTTAACTCCTGTGTTAAAGGCATACCACTTGCCTTCTGTTCAATCAAGATCATATCTGGATCATATAATTCATTTAATTCATATGCTTTTTCCTTTAATTCTGGAAAATCCCAACGACCTCGAATAGAATCAAGTAAAATTATTGCTTCAGCTTCTCCTTCAACTGGTGTAAAAATACCCCATGTTGTTATTGCACTATAGTCAGCTCTATCTGATTTACTAAATGCAGTATCATAACTTTGAATAACATAACTACAATGAGGGGGATCGTCTTGTTCCCACATATTCCACCACTCTCGTTTAATGATTGCTCCCTCTTCGGCTGTAGGGTTCTGCATATATTGTGCATTCCATTTAGAAATAGGAATAGAAGCTTTTACACTATCTAATTCTTCCAAACTCCAAAATTCACCCCATAACGGCTTTCCAGAAGGCATAACAGCTGGAAACTCTACTATTTCCCATTTGTCAGCTCCCACTTCGCTTTGTTTTTGTAAAACTTTTGCTGTTAAATCACGAATACTCCATCGTGTCATAACAATAATTAACGCACCTCCAGGTTGTAAACGCTGTCGAGGACCAGAGGTGTACCATTCATAAATGTTATCTAATGCTGTTGGACTTAATGCGTCCTGCTCGGAAACAGGATCATCAATAATACACAAATCAGCACCACGCCCAGCAAGAGCACCACCGACACCCACTGCATAATACTCCCCACCACTTGAAGTAGACCATCTGCCAGACGCTTTCGCATCTGTTGCCAGTTTAACATGAGGAAAAACATCACGAAATTGCTCATCATCAATAAGGTTTTTAACTTTTCGACCAAACCCAACAGCCAATTCTGCCGTGTGAGTAGCTTGGATAATTTTTTTATTGGGGTTTTTACCCATAAGCCATGCAGGAAATAAGTAAGACGCAAATTCAGACTTCGTATGTCTTGGAGGCATATTAATAATAAGACGATTAATCTTACCATCTGCAACGTCTTGAAGTTTTTGTGCGTAAATTTTATGATGATTTCCTTGAATAAATTGCGGCCAAACAAACTTTACAAATTCTAAAAAATTATCTTCTCTTTTTTTTCTGTCTTCTAATAAATTTAACCTATCAATCATAGGAGCTATTTTTTTTAGCTCCTCATTTGTTAAATATTCAGCAAAATCACTTATGTCTTCCATATTAAACGAATGAATTTAAAAAATCATCTGCAGCTTTATTTAAAGTGCTTGAAACACCTTCGATTGGTGTAAATCTTAAACCTTCTACTTCACCACTTAGTCTTCTTCTAAACACTGGATCTTCAAAAACTGGTTGAGTCGCACTTCCTCCAACAGTTTCAACAACTTGTTGTCCTGTTTCTGGAGTATCAATCGGAGAAGTTGATGGCTCTGGATCAGTTAAAATTGTTTGAGGTGGCAATGGATCTACTTGTTGTGGAGGTAAAGTATCTAGTTGTTCTGGAACTAAAGGTTCAGATGGTATTGCTATCTCTGGGGGTGGTGATACAGGATCTACACCTTGTGGTGGGAGTGGAATAGGAGATGGAGTAGGCGTTGGAATAGGAACTGGTGTCGGAACTGGTGGAGGTGAAGATGGTGCTGTATCTGCAAATAATCCAGTTGTATCAGTTGCACTCGTGCCAACCAATGATCCTGTTTTAGCTAAATCAGGGTTTGCAGCTATAAAAGTATCTAATGCATCTTGAACTTCACTAGTTGATAAATTTCCAACATTTATCGTACTTGGTGCAGCAACTCCTATGTCATCTACTGTTGGGAATGGAACAACAAATGGTCTTGGTTGTGCGACCCCTATATCATCCACAGTTGGAGAAGGGGTTAAACCAGTAATTGTATCTACATTAGTGAAAGGTGTTGTTAATCCTTGAAAAGCAGGAAAAAACAAAGGCACGTTTTCTGTTAAGTCAGTTTGACCAGATGTTCCAATAGCAGAGCCAACATCAGTTGGTGAAAATGGTGCAGTTACATCAGCAGTCGGAGCTAAAGATATAGCTCCAGGAACAGATCCTGCTGTTGCTGCAAAATTTTCAAATAAAGCATCTGGTAAAGTTGCATCCCCCATCTGAGTTGGACTTAAAGCAGTGCTAAGTACATTTAAACCAGGTAAACCCCTTACAAATCTTCCTAATCCACCTAAAATATTAGAGGGAGAAACAGAGGGAAGATTTATTACAGATGAAATATTTGGAAAAGATGGAGCACCAACTGATGGAGAAGGAGGTGATACTCCTATGCCTCCTACTGCTGTTGATGGAACAGCAACTGTTGATGCTCCTGCTTGAGGAACTATATTTGAAATTGCATCACTTATGTTTAAAGTTGGTAAAGTTTCTTCAAAAATAGTTCCTTCAGGAAACATTCCCCCTCCTGATATAACAACATTACCAGGTGTATTAAAATTAATTTCTTGAGGACCAACACCAAATAATTCTTCAGTTAATTCTTCAACTTTTTTTTGGTCCTCCTCAGATAAAGGAGCTTTAGTTGGATCTCTTTCATTAATAATACTAACAAAATCAGCTAATTGATTAAAATTAGATGGATATCCAAAAGGTTCTGTATATGTTATCCCCTCTCCAAAATTAGGTGGTGCAAATGGAGATCCCTCTGTAAAATCTGCTGTACCACTAGGAAAAGGACTCATCGCATCTGTTGGAAATGGTGATCCTCCTGCAAAAATTGCTGTACCACTAGGAGCAGGACTCATTGCACCTGTGGTTGGAAAAAAAGAAGGATCTGTAAATGTTAATTGATTCTCTCCAAATGGAGTAGTGATTATTTCATCTGGTGTTTTAGTTATTTGCCTTAAAATTTCATCTTGGTACGGACCAGAAAATGGATTTATGGTTGTTGTCGAAGTAATTTCATCAGATGGGAATAAAGGTCTTGATATAGGTTTAGTTGCAGAGGATATTGCTCCACTTGGTACTCTTGGCGTTCCTAAGGGATCACCAGTTGTTATTAAATCAAAAATATCTTGACCAGCTAATTTTAAATCACCAAGAAAACTACCAGTACCTCCTGTTTTTCCAAATGCTGTATCAGTTAGCTCTTTTCTTCTTTTTTTTGCAAACCTCTCATCTGCATCTAAAACAGCACTTACTGTTGGATCGTCAACACCACCATAACTTTCAATTAAATCTTGCGTTAATCCTTGTCTAAAATCACCTAATGCCTCACCCAAAGTACCAGCTTTGAATGTATCAACAACTTCACCCTCTGGATTAGTTATCGTAACATTGCCACCCCTTTTCGTTAATGTCCTTCCATCGTCAAAAGAAACAATGTCACCCTTTTTTTGACCACCTACACCATATCTAAAAGTGGATGTATCACCAAATAAGGTTTTTGCTTTGTTCAATGCATCTGCAAATTCTTTCTGTTCCTCCGTTATCTGTGTACCC